ATATCAATCGCTATCGCAAGCTATCTTTTCCGCTTGGCTATCCTCGGTTGCAGATAACACCGAAGGCATAGAAGAATGCGAAGTCGCAAAACTAATCTTTGCCAAGTCCGACTGTGGTGCAGGAAAAGATAACGCCCCAGGTTTCCAACCTGGAAACACTTGTGCGGGAGAAGGCGGTGGTGAAGACATACTGACATCTGCAATTAAAAAACATGATTACAAATCTGAAGATTTTAGAAACAGGTATAGACTTGCGAATCAACTAAGTAAAATAGTTTTAGACAATAATAATAAATCTCCAATAACCAATAAAGTCGAATCAGGTACAATTTTTGCTGTACACGAATCCTTAAAAGACCTTGCAAATTTTAACATGAAAGAGTTATCGGGTTGGTATGGAGAACATTATCAACCCGATGCAAACAGAATTTATAAAACAGGTAACAAATCAGATTTGGCTTCTATTGAGTTTTATGAATTTGTAAAATCTTATGTCAAGATGTCAGAAGAAGAACAGTTAGAAAATCAAAAGGAGTTAATAAAGAAAGCAGATGGTTTTGTTTCATCTGTTTTGTTAGATGGTGTAAACATTGGTTATGACAGCGAAACAGGTGTCGGGGATTATGAGTACACAAATAAAAGCGGTGAAAAATCTGGCATAACAATGATTTCGAAAACAAAAGTCTTTGAAGATGTAGAAGAATTTATAGACGACAGGTTTACATTAAGAGATGCAGACAAAGCTGAAATTAGAGTTCTGACGGAATTTGGAGAAGAATTAGACGGTACAGTTAAAAGCGGTAGGATAAAAGAATTGTGGAAACACAAAACCAAGAACTTTTTAGAAGCATTATCTGATGTTAAAAAAATACTAAAAGAGAAAAACATACAAATACCAAATTTAGAAATTCATTTTAGTATGCACCCATTCCATAAAAGACACACTTCATTAGCCGTATTTACAAGTCCAGGCAGAGGTCTTACCGAATTTAAAACTCCATTAAGTTTCAACCTAGAAGATTTTGCTTGGGTAAATTCTGTAAATCTAAGAAATAGTGAAGAATATGAAGATGATGACGGCAATGAAGTAGAAGAATTTGATTTTGTAGCAGGACGATTAGAAAAAGAAGATACACTTAGGCAACTTATCTTGCATGAAGTAGGACATCAACTACATCACACCAACATGGTTTTAAGTGCAATCAAAAGAAGGCACAAAACACCCGATAGTGTAGAAAATTTAATTAAAAATCACAAAGAAGGACAAACGACTAGAGGTACTTTGTCGGGTTATGAACTTATGAATCACGCAATACAGTTCCTGGACGTACACGAACAAGCAAGAATGCAATATGAGAAAAAAGTGTGGGATATTGCTCAGTTTGAAGAAGGTTTAGATATAAGTAATGCTGATGATTGGTTTAGATATGTAAGGCATAATGTATCGCATTATGCGGGAATGAATAATTCCGAATTTGTAGCAGAAACTTTTTCAGGCTTATCGCTTGGATTGGAATTTGACAATCTAATTATGAAGATGTACGAGAACTTGGGTGGAGTAAAGGTAGGTTGAATGACATACATAATAGAAAAACCTACAAACATTAAAGAGTTAGATGATTTTTTATCTGAGTTGTATGCGGGTCAAAGCCGTCCCTCTACATGGAAAGAAGATAGACAAAGACTTATCGAACTGTACGAACTGGAGGACACCGATGCCGAGTAATTGCGGAGCAGGAAAAGATAACGCGCCTGGATTCCAAGAAGGCAACACTTGTGCGGGAGAAGGTGGTGGTGCGGGTGAGGGCAAACCCAAACAAAGAAGAATAGATACGAGCAGTAAACAAAGACCACACTTTGATGATGCTAGGCAGTTCACTGTTGATGGAGGTTTTTTGGAATTGGTAAAAAACCCAAAATCATCTACTGATTGGAGCATCATAGAATTATATGTAGATAAAGACAAGAGAAGAACAGGCATAGCAACAGACCTAATAAAACGTGCTATACAAGAAGGCGGTACTATTGGCGGTCAAGCTTCAAACGATGGGTCTGTCAAGCTGTTATGGGAATTGGGGTTTAGGTTGGGCGGTAAACCAGATGGCACACTAGAAGATGCCTTGGGTTTAAGGAAAGAGTATACATCGGTACTTCTTGTCTATGACACCAATAGCAACAAAACTGCACAAACAACATCAAAAGAATTTAAATCTTGGTTTGGTGATTCTAAAATTGTAGATAAAAACGGTGAGCCTATGGTTGTGTATCATGGTTCTCCTAATCCAGATTTTAATGAATTAAGTTACGAACACATTGGGAAAGGTTTAGACCAATGGGGCTTAGGTTTTTACATGGGAGAAACTGCTGAAATTGCAAATAGGTATACATCAAAACACAATGTTTCAGGTCAAGAAAAAAAACATGGTGGAGTTTTACCTTTATATGCAAAAATAAAAAACCCTCTTGTGTTAGATGGACTTAAAGATAAAAACTTTGGAAGTGCTTTAGAATTAACTTATGACCAAGCATTACATATAATAAAACAATCACCAAACATACACAGAAAAAATTACAACCCATTAGAAGATTGGGGATACGATGTATCGGGTGGGGTTGAAGATTGGATGTTAAAAGAAGTTGCGGATTCATATACAAATCCAATGCACATATGGAATGATTTTTTTAAAAGGCAAAATATAGAAGGTAAGCATGCAGAAATTTATCTTAATGCGTTGTCAGAAACTACAGGTTACGATGGAGTTCAAGTAGATTTTGGAACAGATAAAAGTTCCTACATAGCATGGTTTCCAAATCAAATCAAATCAGCCATAGGTAACAAGGGTGACTTCGACCCAGAGAACCCAAAGATAACTCACGCTAAAAGTGACTGCGGAGCAGGAAAAGAGGGTAGTGCGGGCTTTCAGCCAGGGAATACTTGTGCAGGAGAAGGTGGTGGTAAACAAACAACAAGGTTAGAAACTAAATTAAAAAGTTTAGGTAAACAAAAATTTCCAGATATTAGCTACGAAGAATTTGAAAGCAGATATTTGTTGCATGGAACATCTTTGAGTCACCATAACGACCAAGAAGATTTAATAAAATTAAATCCACAAACAGGTGAAGCGACAGATAGTGCATACGGAGATTATGACGATTTAGAAGAATTGTTGTTTTTTAGAAAACCAGAACATTTAGAAATGTTTGATATTATGGATTTTGCATCAAAACATAGAAATGTTTTAGATGGTGATTACGATAACCAATTTATATTGCTTGTAGATACTAGCAAATATAAAAAATACTCAGACACTAGATTTTACAAAGACGATGGTTACAACGGAACAAGTTCAGAAATAGGTTGGAGTGAAAAAGATAAGAAATTAAAATCAACAGGGGCAAGTAGTGATTCTTCGCCTATATCAGTAGAATCAAATGATGTTTGGACTAAAGACTCGGTAGAAATAGATTACGCAATTTCGGCTAAAGAATTAGCTGAATACTATGGAACAGATGATATAAATGGAAAAGACATTTATGATTTTATTCACAATAGAACATACAATCCGAAATATGGCGAAGGTCGCAAATTAGACCAAAATCAATCATCTTTATTTAAGCGAGAGTTTGCCAGAGATAAGGACATACAAGAAGAATTTGACTTTATGTTTGACGAGTTCAGAATTGATTTCGATTTTGAATCAGCTCCCAACCTAAGAGCATTGGCAGATTTAGAAGGCAGAGTCCCAATGCTACGCATGCAAGTAGAGCAGATGGAACGAATAGCCAACAACATGGCTATGGAAATCGTTTCTACTGAACGCCTTAACATACTACCTTACCTACAAAAAACATCGCATGCTATAAAGTCTGCTTTGCGTAATGCTTTTTGGGTATCCGATGTGGACCATGCAACTGTTGTCAATCTTCAAAAACTTCTAGCTGATGCTATTCGTGGCGTTATGCCAGATAAGTCGCTTAGTCTTCCAGAATTTATTGATAGTTCCAAGTTGGAAGGCGCAGTAAATTTAACCGATGCTCGGCTAGAAACTATCTATCGCACCAACATTATGACATCGGCTAACGAAGGAGTCATGTCTGTATTGCGTTCGGACGAGGGGCAAGATGCTTTCCCATTGGTGATGATTACTGAAATTGTAGATGATAGGAGTAGACCACACCACGCAGTAATGGACGGATACATCACAACTCCAGGCGAAATGGATAGGCAAAACCTAAGACCGCCAAATGGTTACAACTGTCGGGCTACACTAATAAAGATAGATTGGGATTCCGCAAACGACATGGGTTTACTTGACGAATATGGTAATCCAGATATGATTGCAATAAATAAGAAGAATACGCCAGAACAGCAAGGTTTAATAAAAGCAGGAATTTACCCAGACGAAGGTTTTAAACGAGGGAACTTTATATGAGGCACAAGACATTTTACACTTTGACCGAAACAGCTTCCATGTTGCGAGTAAGCGAAAATACGATTTATCGGATGGCAAGGCGAGGGGACATCAATGGAACTAAGGTTGGAAGACAGTGGAGATTTTCCGATGAATCCATCCAGAACATGAAAAAAGCTTCTGACAAAAAAACCCACTACTAACCACAACTGCCCAAACACTAAAAAAACCGCACATATTCTGATAAATGTGTAGATAATCATAGTATGGGTAAAAATCCGCACATGCCTTCGCATTCAGTATCCGACAATGGCGATAAAGTCACAATACACGACTTGGAACTATTTGTAGGACACATTGATGGCTTTGATGAAGAAGATTCAGATATAAAAGACCTCGACACAGAGGCAATCGAATCTATCATCACAAAGACGAAAAGGCACATGAGCGCAGGAGCTAACCCAAAGCTAGTCTTGATGCACCAAGACGATAACGGGAACTCGCCAACAGAGTCAATCGGAGATATTGTCAAAATACACTCAAAGCCTATACGGATTCTATGCGATGACAACTCTACATTTGAGGGCGCAGGTATTGTTGGCGATGTCGAGATGTCAAAGAAAGATTTTGAAAAATATCTTGCATCTAATCAATACCCCAGAAGAAGTGCAGAAATCTGGGAAGACGGACATTTAAGTGAAGTGGCTTTGCTCGGTAGGGAAACTCCTGCCAGACCACTTCGGGACACAAAGTTTACACGCACAGGTACTAAAAAGGTTTTTCATAGACCCGCAACCTTTGGAATGGTAGCACCTGGAAGTGGAAATACATACGTAACAGGGTCAGAACAAGAGGAACATGAGATGCCAGACATCACAATGCCAGACCACGAAGAAGATGCAAGCTTGAAAAAAGACCTGCTCTCCAAATATCGTGCTGAGAACGATGAGTTAAAGGACAAGATTTCCAAACTAGAAGCGCAAATGGCTGAAACAGAACCACCTTCAGAAGATGAAGAAGAAATGATGTTTGATGCTGAAATGCTAGATGAGGAAATGCCAGAAGAAGAAGAATTTTGCAAAGGCGAACACTGTGAAGATGAAGACGAAGAAGTAAAACGAGAGTTCAAAAAACTTCGTAAATCTGCATCTGGAACTAAGCTTCTACGCACATATTCCCGCATTAAAAGGCAACGAGATTTGTACAAGAAACGCCTTGACGGAATGGCTAATAAGGTGAAGAAAGAACGATTCAATCGAGCATTGGACAATCTTGCTTCACAAGGCTACCTCGTAAAAGCACACAGAGATGTAATGCTTGCAGAGTTGATGGGATGCAAAGACCCAGTTGCAAAATTAAAGTTCTGGAAATCAACGATGAAACGAGTACCAGTTGGCAAAAAAGTCAATACTAAAAATACTCGGCAACGAACAAAAGTAAACTTCAGTATTGACCAGAAGAAACAAGCTTCTGAAAATGCTGTAAAACGAATTGCCCAAGAAGGTCTTGAAGCAACACAGTTCCAAAAAGTCTACCAAGAAGAACTCCGTAAATCTTAACTAACAAGAGAGAAATAAAATAATGTCACATTCAGTACAACCAAACCTAGAAGCGGGTGGAACAATTCGTCCATACCGATTCATTAAAATAAACACAGGTGCAGATAATCAATGCCTTGAATCCGATGCAAACGATACCATGATAGGTGTGGTTGCAGGAAGCACTCGCCAGTTTGATTCAGCAAACCACGCAGAAGATGGCGACCATGTAACTTTGCAAATGGGTTCAATCGTAATGGTTGAAGCGGGTGCATCAATTACACGTGGTGCGCCACTTGAAAGTGATGCAGACGGTAAGGCAACAAACCAAACCGCCGATACTACAAGTCGTAGAATTGGTGGGTTTGCACTAGAGTCTGGTTCAAGCGGTGAAATAATCCGTATGCTTTGGCAACCATACTTCATACGGCACAACCTTTCATAATAACTAATAACACTTAAAGAAAAAGAGATACCAAAATGGCAGAAGTAGCACCAGGACAAGCAAACACCTATGTCCCTACATTCAGTGAAGCGACAGGATTAGTACAGGTTGAGTTTTCACGCAACCCAACTACCTTCGCAGTAAACTCATACGCAAAATTAGTTCCTGTATCAAAAGATACGGGCTACTATTTGAAGATAGACGAGGAGGAACAAGCCCGCGTGGTTTCAACCTCCGATTGGGTTTGGGGCGATGGCAATGATGCGCCAGAAGGCATCCAACAAGACCACGAATTCAGCACATTCAGAACTCAACGTCATGCACCAACTTTTCAACTCGGACAGAAATCAGCAGGTAATGCCGACTTCGATGTAATCGCATCACACGCTAGAATGGCAGCATCAAAGTGTATGCGTATTCGTTCTTACCGAGCAGCAACAGCACTTACCACAACAGGTAACTGGGTAACAGGAACAACTGACACAGCAACTAATGTTGGTGGTGGTAAGTGGAGTGCTGCAACAGCATCAAACAACTACATCCAAAAGTCGTTTAATGGCGTAGTTGAAAACATCCTTTCTAACACAAACGAAGCAGTTACAGCAAAAGACATCAC